TACACACTTGGCCAAGGCGTTTCCAAATGCATCACGCCCGATTTCATCAAATGTCGAACCACTGCACGCTGGTGGATGTTGTCACCCAAGCCCAGCATTCCTTGTAACCTATACCCCAGTGGCATTTGGGCCCGTCTCGCACATAATTTTTTGATAGCGCATGAATGTGCTGTCAGGCAGCACTGCTTTGACGGCATAGACCTCGCCGTTAAACAAAATGCGCATGGTCTGTGTCACCTTTGGGCTTTGACGAATTACAAAAGTGGTCATCGTTGCGGCCTGCATTGCGCGTGCCGCCAGATATTCGCGTCCGGTCATTGCCATGACTTCGGCTGGCACGTTCTGAGCCACAACCACCCAGCCATCAATCACGCCGCCAAATTCATCACGAGTTTGGCTTGGCTGCTCAATGGTGATTCGATGGCGAAGCCTGGGGGCCAGCATCTTGTTCATCATGGCCCCATCTGCTCGCGGTAAGGCATCAACAAAGTCTCAGCGCATTTGCGCAAGCCCTCAATCGTGCCGGGTTCTGCTGCTTCGTACTTGGCACGCACCAACAAAAACACCGCAGCATAAATACTCGGCATAGGCGCATCAGTCGCATTAGGGTTCAGCGGTAATTCCGAGGCGTTCAAAAATTGCAAGGCTTCATCCTCGGATGCGTCCAGCAATACTTGCAACAGCGTATCGTCCTCGTCGTGCGTTACGCGAAGGTCGGCTTTAACTTGGGCCAGTTTGATCAGACTCATGGTGTTCCAGTAATCATGTGTGTTTCTGCCCAATTAGCCATTGAGTGCGATTTCCAAATCCTGTTTGGGCCACATATTCAGGGCCGTTTCTCTGCTGCAATTGATCACTTCAATGCTGGCCGTGATGTTTTTGGATAATTCCAGAAACGATTGGGGCCACTTTTCAATGCGACCTGCGTTGCCCAGCCCTGCCGGGTGGTCGCCGTGCCAGTGGGCCTGCCCGTTTGTTCTTTGGCAGTCGTAGCCCAACAAGATGACCCGCTTTGCCCCGTAGAACAAAGCCGCAGCAATCGCCCCGGCTCCACTGTTGCCGTGTGGCTTTACATCTACCTTAGACACGCCTGCAATGTTGTTTGAGCTGATGCGTTCGCCTTCAAAACGGGCAATCACATCAGCGCGGTATTTGTCCCACCAAACACGGTCCATTGCGAAAAGGCAATCTGCCCACAATGCCGCCTGATAGGTGGTGTTCACTACAATCACGCCCCTTTGGTCGGGGCTTTCTTCTTTCCAGCGTTTGACGGTTTCGCAATCGTCTGCTGTGAGGCTGGGGCCGCTGGCAATGCAGCAGACTTCACGCCAGCGTCCGGCTTTGGGCGCGGCTCGATGTAGCGCTCAACCTCAGCACGGGCTAAAAAGAATCCAGCCAACTGATCAGGAAGATCAGCAATGGCGTTCACGGCGAAGTCACCGTGCATGGTTCGAATCGGTTTTAATACTTTGACTTTCATTGGATACCCCAAAAGGCAGGGGGAGCCGAAACTCCCCCTTGAACTTTAGGCGGTGAAGGCACCGTACAAAGTTGCGCTTGGCTTATCTACGCCCAAGGCCAAACGTTCCTCCGCGCGGATTGTGACCAGGTTCTTTGTGAAGTCATCGTTCACATAACCCATTTCAATCACGGCACCCGAACGGTTGTACAGGGTTGCAGCTTGAGCCACATTACCGATCCAGAAGCTACCGGCGATCATGTTGTTGGACATGACAATGCGAACGCCGAAGGGGTTCATGCCAGCCAACGTGCCGGGTGCGCCATACAGGTAAGTACCTGAGCCAGCGGACTCGCGCAAACGCTCCAATGCACCCCAATCAGCAGGATTCACGATCACGGTGTCGGGCATGTAACCTTTGGCCCACAAAATGTACTTGGCGCGGTTGATTGCGTCAGCCAGATTGTCATCGGACGTTGCGGTGTAGGCCACAAAGTTGCCAGAATCGGTCAAACCGGACAGGTTAGGCGATGTGCCGTCGCCGTTGAGCAACTGGGCATCAATGCGCTGGGCCAAGCCATCACGCAAACGAGTTTCAATGTAGGCAACCATCGCAGGCGCATCGGCCAACAACTGATTGGACACCTTGATGAAGTGGGCAACGGTCTGAATGGTCACATCGTATTCGTTGAATGTGATGTCAGATTCAGGCTTGGCAGAACCTTGAGATACTTCAGCCGCATCATTGGTCCATGAGTTTTCACGCAAGGTCTTGATGCTGTTGTTGGACACTGGAATGACCGGGAAAATTTCGCGGATTGTCAGTGGTTTGAAGTCGCCAGAAATCACGCCTGGGCGCTGCATGGTGAAAGCTGTGGTGCTGTTGGACAACACAGTGTTTTTCACTTCCATGCGGAACTTCTCGCGTGTGCCTGCTGCCAATTGCTTGAAACCTTCAGAAGCCACAAATTCCTGTGCGGCTGACTTTGGTGTTTCCTGTGCGGGTGCAGCGGTTTGCTTTTGTGCCAATTCGGTCACTGTGCGATTCAGCGCAGCGAATTCCTCAGACAAGCCCTTCACTTCGTTTTTGGCTTCGGTTGATACAGAGCCAACATCTTTCAATTGGCCTTCATATTTTTCGATTGCGCCCTTGGTCTGTTCGGCCAGTTTATCGAGCGCGGCTTTGATTTGCTCATCCATGAGTGGACTCCTTAAAGCAGTTTGAAATTGCCGATCAATTCGGCTAACTTTTTGGCTTCTTCAGCCTTCTTTGCCTCGTCGCCACGCTCGCCGTGTGTCAAGGACTTCACCCGCGCCACAATCGCTGTGGCCTCAGATTGGGAAAACCCTTTCATGCGCAGCATTGCCTCGATTTCCTTCAAGCTGCTTGCGTCTTTCACCACCATCACGTTGGCCTGGGCATCTGCCGGGCTGTCAACAATGCTGATTTCTGAAAGGGAGATTTTTTTCAACAGGCGAACCGCACCGTTGCCGGTCATGGGTTCCTCATCGTCAATGAAGTAACCAATGGACAAGCCGCTGATCGCGCCGTGTTTCAGTAGTGCGTAGGTGTCTTGAGCCAGTGAGTGGCCAGGGGTCAATTCACCCTCAACCCACAAGCCCACATCGTCCTCTTTGATCCTGGTCCACTTGCCAATCACGCCTTCGAAGTGGTTGCGCTTCATCAAAATGGGCCGCTGGCGCTCTTTGAGGGTGTCCTCATAAGCACCGGGCAAAATCATGTCGCCGTATGCGTCAATGCCGTTAAATTTGGATGCGTAACCCGCAAAGTCCAAGACTTTGCCAGCCTCCACAAACTTGAATTCAGTTGGTAGTGTCTTGAATTGCATTTGGTGCAACCTCCGTTCTTTGTTGGTTCTGTCCGGCCATCGTCAGCGGCACGGTTGCGCCTTGGATATAGAGCTGATCACCACCCTGAACAGGCGGTAGCCCTTCCTCTTTGCGGCACTCGTTGGGGGTGAAGATGCTGCCCTGCACGCCGATTCGATAGCTTTCAAGGCGTGTCTTGAAGTCGGTTCGCAATAGCGCATCAAAATCAAATTCACTGAATCGGGTGCCCACTTCTCGCGGCCCCATCAGGTTTGCATCAATGCTGGCCTCGATCTTTTCCAGAATCGGGCGCATGGTCAGTTTGTAAAAACCTTCCACGATCTGGCCAATGCCTGAACCCCACACGGTTGACCCACTTGTGTCATTCACCATCACGCTGGGCACGCCGTACCACCGGCAAATCTCGTTCAACTGAAACTTGCGGCTTGACAGCAGTTCAATGTCTTGGGGTGACAGCGAAATAGCGTCGAACTTCACGCCGCCTTCAAGCACCATCAAGCGGTCATCGCTGCCGGTGGTCAGGCTTGAAAAGTTCGCGCGGATTTCTTCTCTTTGTTTTGGAGTTAAAACACGGTCCATCGACAACACGCCCGAGGGCTTGGCACCGTTGCGGTAAATCTTGGTCACTGCGTTTTCTGCTGCCTGGGCAATGCCAAGCGTGTTGCGCTGGTAATCCAAGGGCGACAAGCCAATCACGCCGTTACCCATCAGCTTCAAATGCCAAACGCTTTCCGATGCAAGAACTTCGACTCCGTCTGACTTGTGGTATTCGTAGACCACTGAGCCATCAGCCAAAATCGCTACACGCACCTGTGCGCTCATCATCGGCATGAGCGAGACAATGCGCCCACCCATCCGAGTAATGCCGCAATACGCATTGCCGTGAAGCACCAGGTTTAGCAAAACCGTCTCAAAAAATTCGACTTTGGTCTGGTAGCGGTTGGGCTTGCCAGAACACAGAATCGACAACGGGTGGTTGGTGTCCAGCGCGCGCCCACCGTCATCTGTTCGCCGGTAAATGGACAAAGGCAGGCTGGCCACGGTTTCAGAGAGCAATTTCACGCACGCCCAGACAGCGGACAACTGCATGGCGCTGTCAAACGTGACCTCGGCTGCGGATTCTTGGCTATACGCAGTGGGGCCACCTTGCTGCAAGCCCATGAGTCGGCGCAGGCCGCCCATCATCCAGCCTGACAACAAGGAGTAAAAATTCAATTTGATGCCCTGATTGGTTGTTGCAAGAAGCCGTCGAAGTCGCCGGAGTCATTGATTTGTGGGGTCACACCCACGGCCATTGCCAAAGCCACTGCACCGTCAATGCGGCCAGTTGCTTTTTGTTTGTTCAGTTTTCTGTTTCCGGCTGCGTCTTGCTCAATTCGAGCGTTCGCCATGCACATGGTCAGCACCGGGTTTGCGCCGTGAAGCATTTGTTCGTTGAGCAACATGGTTTCCAGCGAATCAATGGCTGGTGCCATGTCTCTAAAGCCTTGGCCAAACGGCACCAAGGGCAAATAAACGCCGATGTCCTCAAGTTCTTTTTTCAGAAGGTCAAAGCGCCAACGGTCAAAAGCCACTGCCTGCACATCCATGCCATCCAGTGCGTCGGCAATGTCGTGCCCCACAGATTTGTAATCAATGGATGCGCCTGGCACCGTTCGAATAAAACCTTCTTTGTGCCAAATGTCATACGGTGCGCGGTCTTGCTTGGCCCTATCCCTCAATCCCTTCTCAGGGGTCCAGAACATGGGCTTCACATGCCAGCGCTCACCGTCATGGCAAACCAGAACCATCGCGGTCAAGTCATTCTTGGCCGAAAGGTCAATGCCTGCGTAAACGGGGTTTTCAAAAAATGCGGCTTCGTTAATCTCACCGCTGTTCAGTATCCAAACGCCCTTGCTGATGAATGGGCTGGACAATTCCACGCGCTGATTCAGCACCAAATTTCGAAAAGTCGGCTCAAACGAAGGCATCCGGCTTGCCCGGTCTGCCTGTTCTTCAACGTCTTTGAGGCTTCTGAACTTACCCAGCGCTGGGTTGGCTGCGTACCAGGATTTCTTATCCAGCACATCAGCATCGGGTTCAGCCGCATACACATGCGAAACGATGCGCTTATCCTGGCTTTCCTTGGCATCATCGAGCCAGCATGAGTACAAATCTGAGTCGTTTGGGGCTTGCGTGCTGATTGCAAACAGCATTGCGTCCTCATACGCACCTTGGGCGGTCACAATCGCATCAACAAAATCCGACTGAGCGCCCCTGATCTGCCCCACTTCATCCAATATCGCGATCAATGGGCTTTTGCCGTGGGCCGTTCGGCCTTCTGCCGACACTGCCCGGTACTCCACATTCTTGGACAACCCGATGATGCACTTGCTCGATGGAATGACCCTTGTTCGCTTGGTCAAATCCGGCGAAAGCTGAATCATCTTGCTCGCGTAGTTGAAAACCTCTGCCGCCTGGTCACGAGACATGGCACCCGACACAAGCCGCGAGTTCAGCTGTGCTTCTGGGCCGCAAACAAACACCAACAGCAGGCAGGCGATGGTCGCGGTCTTTGCGTTCTTGCGTGCAATGGACAAAAAAGCCCTTCGCGTGGTGTGTTTGTTATCAAAAACAGCGTAGAAAAACGCTTCTTGGAACACATCCAAACGCACTTTCTGGCCGATTAAGGCACCCTCGGGCACCATCAAATAGGCTTCAATGAAGCGCATTGCACGTTCGGCGCGGGTTAATTTGGCAATTTCAAGGCTTCGCCAGTCCCTTATTTTTGGTATTGGCCCACACTGAATGGCCTGTTTTACGTGCTTCGGAAGCGATTTCACGCCAGTAAATCGTCCTCAGTGACTTCATTTCGTGCCGCTTCTGCCTGTCTTTGCAGCTTTCGGGCTTTCTCCAGGTCGCGGGTGTCGCCAGTCGACGAGCCAGTTAAGCGAAGCGAACGCATGATTGCCATTTCGCGCCGGGCCAGTTGTTCAAGTACGGCATGGCGTGGGTTCATCACCTTCGTGCCGCGCTGGTTATCAACCACACTGCCCTCGGCATCCAAGGCCAGTGATTCTTTTTCAATGTCGTACTGGCACCGGGCCAACTGTGCGGCCACCACCAAATCAACCTCTGTCCACTCGTCTCGCGCGCGCGCACGAAGTATGTTTTCCCAGAAAGGCAAATCAGCAGGCCGTAAATTCACATGCGCCGGTACTTCCGGCAGTGGCTTTGCTGCATTTAACGCCGCATTGATCGCCGCATCAGCAGTATTTGATGGCTTTCTCTTGGGCATTTTTCTGTGTTCGCATTAAAAAACGATTTCGCGTCCGGTGTTGAGTCAAACCGGGCTTTAGTTTTTCACCACCCCCCGCCTTACTTTCTTTTCAACTGGCCAGCCGTCCAGCCCAATCCTCGGGCGTGGTGTTCCACCGTTCTCGATGATCTGTTTGTCACTGCTGTGGCATGTACTGCAAAGGGATTGGAACGGGCCCGACCAGAACTTGGTCCAGTTGCCCTTGTGTGGCTCTATGTGGTCACACACGGTTGCGGGGTTGTATTCGCCTTGTTCCTTACACATTCGGCACAAGGGTTCGATTTGTAGCTGGTGCGCCCTGATTGCTTCCCACCTTTCGTTGTTGTACATGTGGGAATGTTTGGACATGGCTTAAACCTGCTGCAGTAGCTTGGTCAGTTAACCTCGCGTTTGATCTGCTTGATGTCTTGTTTCATTTCGCTGATCTGCTCGGAAATGTTTTTGCTGTTTGTTTCAACGGTGTTGACTTGAAGGCCAATATCTCGCACCTCTTCCAAAATCTCTTTGGTGTCTTTGGCCTGGCCTAATACGGCACGTTCGATCACATCGATTCGTGCGTCCTGCTCCACGTTCTTTGAATGCACAGTGGTGTAGGTGCCACCCACAATGCCAAGAAGCCCTAGCACAGTCAGTGTGTTCCCCCAGTTCCAGGGTGTATCAGTCTTTGGCATAGCGAATCCGTGAGCGTTTCCTGCTTCAAATGCAAAAAGCCCCGACTCCGTTAAGAATCAGGGCTTGAATTGGCTTGACGGTGGCCTGTGCTGATCTCAGGCATAGGAATCCCGCGGCAACGAGTAGCGCATCAGCCTGCGCATTCACCATCACGTCATGACAACTGCGAGGCATCTTTCGATGGAGTACCACCTCTTCCTGCGCCAACAGTCAATTGCCATGCGTCATGGCCTTGGATACCCACCAAGTTGGGCTGTGCTAGGGGCTAGAGGCACCCAATCCATTGCACAAAATGAAAAGGGCAGAATTCTTATCGACAAGAACTCCACCCTAGCTAAATGAAGCATAAAGTGCGGAATTTGGTTTGTCAAACAAAAAATCAAATCGTCACGCTGATTTACAAGCTGCAACCTGACGCCTTGATTGATTTGTCTCATCATGCTTTTCTTGTTGGGGGATCATTCGCTCTATTTTTGCCCTGACAATTTCCAACCAGGCTTTGATCGTCTTGTCAGTGGCGCCAATCTCCCTGCCCGTTTTCCTGTAACTGCAATTGGTGTCCACGTAGTAGGTGACCAGCAAACAAAACTCCCCATGCCCAAGCTTGCGCAAAACCTGGTGCAACTCCTCACAGTCACTCCAATCCTGTTCAATGTGCGAATCCCATACGTTGCCCCTGCTTGGTGGCATCCCAAAATGTTCAAGCGGACTACTTGATGGCCAGCCCATAGATTTATCCATCAAACGGGATTGATACCAGTGGGCCCAGCGCTTTAAAGATTGATCAAGCCAGTAATTCAAGCGATCTCTCCTTTTTGCAAAAATTTGCACGTTCCTTTTATTCCAGTTCCTTGTTTGTAAAAATTTGCACGTTCATACACCTTAAACCACCGCACCACTTCACCACCGCACCACTGTCTATAGACATGTGGTGAGGTGAGGTGAAGTAATGCGGAATGCGCACCGCACCAAAAATTCACCGTGGTGAACTTTGGTGACGTGGTGAAAGTAAAAAATTGCAAATTCCGAGCAACACAAACTAAAATGGGTAACACCATGGAATCAAAAACAGAATGAATAAATCGAAAACATTGGTCGCTTTTTGCTGTGTTTTGCTTGCCAGTTGCGCGACACAGAAGACCGCGAAACTCTACCCTGCGAACGAAAAAGCAGCGAAATATGGGGTGCTCGAAGCGAGCTTTACCGACAACAGTTCTGGCAAAGGCCCTATATCGTTCACCACGCCCGAAGGCGAACTGTTCTCCGGCGAGTACACAGTGGTGTTTGGTAGCGCTGTGGGTTTCGGCAGCATATTCGGAACGGTCTATGGCCCGGCCGGAGCGGTGGGCGCGCTTGCAGCTGCGCCGAGCTATTCCTTCGGCGGTAAAGGCCAAGGCATTGCAAACCTTTTCAGTGACAAGGGCAATTCGATCAGTTGCGAGTTTTTGAGCGAAATTTTCGGGGGTCAGGGTTATGGGGCTTGTCAGTCCAGCAGCGGTGAGCTGTACAAAATTCACTTTTAAAGAATCGTGATACATCCGTCCTCCAAAAAGAAGGGTGCCTCATCGCCTTCACACAAAGCCAGCAAAGCGCGCTTAGCATGCTGCCTTCGGGTGTCTTTTTTACCGGCCTCAGGTTTGGGTTTGCGATCGACAACTTCGTCAAGCACATCGGTCATGTCCATGGTGTTTTGCGCAAGGCCTATCTCACTTATCACGTCATAAACCAGCTGTTCCCACTGTCCTAGCTTCTTACCGCCCTTGCCAACTTTGCCCATAACAGGCACAGCCGTTTCAACCACCACACAGCTGTCCACCACATCACCGTCTTCGTCGACGCCCACCGCCACGGTTTCAAGATCGAAACCCCATTCGCCCTGGTCATCGCCATCCTTTTGCTTGGACACGCGAACATATCGCCCCGCAACGGTTCGCACCACTTCAATCTCGGCATCGGCTGCAGCGCGAAGTCCAGACCATCCACGGCTGCCTTTCGAAGCATCCTTGCCTGAGTGGTGCACAAGAATCACCACGGCACCAGTGGCGCGATGTATGCCCTTGCAATGGGCGATGGCCTTGCCAATGTCCTCGGCGCTGTTTTCGTTCGCACCAGGTGTTACCTGGGCGAAGGTATCAACCACCACCACATCAGCCCGGCCAGTGGTGCCAACAATTGCCTTGGCCACATCCACTGCATCGGTTTTCTGTAAAAAGTTGGGCGCGGCATTGATAATGCCCAGGTCCATTTCGGCCAAGTCGACTTCATGATGTTTGGCATAAGCAGCCAGCCGCTTGCGAAAACCACCGCCACCCTCGGCCGCGATGTAAATAACCCGGCCCTTCTTGGTCTTGCAGCCCCGCCACTCAACACCGCGCGCAATGGCGGCCACGATGTCCAGGCACAAGAATGATTTGCCGCTTCCCGATTCACCGAACATCACGACCAATTCAGCCATGGGTATGAGGCCTTTGACAATCCACCCGGGCGCTTTGCCGGCGGCAAATTCTCCAGCCTGAACGACCTGGTAACGCAGCTTGCTGGGTTCTTGATCGGTTTGATCAGCCACAGCGTCGAACTCTTCAGCACTGGCCACATCGGTTTGAATGTGCGCACCATTGGCATGGGCAAGTTTGAGAAGAGATCGCGCAGTGACCGGGCGGTGGCCACCACGGCCAAAGGACTCCCACCTGGCCAGGCCATATTCACGGCTGCTGTATTTGTCACTGGTTTGGCTCCACTCATCCCATATCTCGAACCCTTCACCTTCAGTTTCGTGGTGAATGGCCATGCCGATGGCCAGCCACTCGTCATACGTCAAGTCTTTGGGCAGCACATCGAGCGCTTCGCGAATTTGGTCGACGGTCAATCCGACCCGGGGTTCGTGATCCATCAAAGGATCGCTGTTGTCCACAATCGATGATTCGCGCGTGCGCTCACCAAAACGTTTGCGGCACAGATCAATCACTTCTTGGCTGACTTCAGCCACCAGGTTCTCAGCGCCCAGCAAATCAGTTACGTCCAGGCGGTTGCCGGTGAATGTCACAAAACCTTTGGTGCTGAAGGTCTCAAACCCCCACGTGCCAGTGTTGTTCGACTTGCTGTTACCCAACTGGCCACGCATAAAAGCCCGAACACCTTCACCACTGGGTGAAAACTCGGCATAAGTGCCGCTGATTAAATCCAGCACATCAGGATGTACACCACCACCAGACATGCAATTGTCGAAGTCCAGCGCAACAATGCCGAACTCGGGCATCAAGGCCAAACCCACGCCATCAAATCCGCGGCGCGCAGCTGCGGACTTGGCAGCATCGAATGTGGTCAGTTGTTGCCGGTCTTCTGGCCTGCCCTGCACACCATGCCGACGTCCACCGTTGGTGTAGTACGGCACTTTGCGAGGCTTGGGCGCACCTGGTGGATGCTCATAACGCCACACCAACCAGCCTTGCAAATTGCGCAAGGCATCTGGGCAAGTGAGCGCGGACATGTGGGGTTTGATTGAGGTCACGGAGTTGGTGGCCATGATCACACCGTGTCAAAGTCTTCGACTTCACACAACATGGCGATGAGTTTTTTCACCAGGCTGAAATGCGGATCTTTGTTTTTGCCGCTAAGGATGCGGCTAATGGTTGGTTGAGACACATCAAGATGATTTGCGATTTTCTCTTGAGACCAGCGGGAACAGATAAGTTTTCTAACCATCTGCTCTGGTGTTAGTTGCAATGCCTTTTCAATTTTCATTGTTCTACTTCAAAATGTATGACCCCTTCAAATTATACATAAACGCATTGCAAAGCAATACAATCGAGAGTAGTTGCACAACTTTATGCGCCACCGTATAATTTAAACATGGACTATTTAAGATCAAACCTCAAAGCGCTAATTGAAAAGGCGAACACCAACCCTACTCAACTGAGTAGGGCCACAGGCGTTCCTCAGCCTACGATAAAGCGAATTCTTGACGGCACTAGCGCAGAAGCCAGAAGTCGGACCATTGCTCCGATCGCGGCGCATTTCAATATCTCAGTTGAAGACTTGAAGAACCTCGACTTGGCAAAGGACGATCCCAATAGACCGGATACCGCTTCCCTAAGAAAAAATATTTACGGCGAGCCTATTCCTGGCGACGAGGTTTTTGATACAAAACTGGACGCAATAAGCTTTACCAAACAAGTCAATAATTCATTCAGAGAAACCATCGATAAGAATTTCGCTCACAATATTGATTCTACATTTGAAATCAACGGGTTAAGATTTTCGATGGATTACTGCAGCGACAACATTGCAGCAGAATTCAAAGCCTACCTACCAGGGTTGTCTAGACCTTCAATACGAAGTTCCACGAGCCCGTCAATCGCTTACTATTCACTGTGGCGACTGTCAACACTAAGACTATCAACTCTAGATTCACATCCACATCGAAAGTATTTCATGTTTATCAGCGTGATCAATCCTGATGGTGTTGCCGCGCCTATGGGCATGATTTCAAGAATGATCGCTGAGGCGGGGTTGCACAAAATCACTTTGGTACTTTCTAGTTCTCAAGGGGCCGCAAATTTTATAAATTCATACGAGAAAGGAAACGTGACGTCATTCAATGGCCTAGGCGGTTCTGATCCTGATGAATCAAGCTTTCTGTAGATAAAGCGCTTAGTTAATTTCAATAGCCGATCAAAAGATCGGCTTTTTTACGTCTTAAATTATGCGTTCGTGTATTGTTTTTCTTAATGCTTTAATGCATTATACGTTTAAGAATACATTTTAAGGCGCAAACAAATGACAGCTACCCCCGTAATTCCAGGTCGCGCTTATCAGGTTTCAGGCTTCAGTCTGAACATGACCGTGCTTGCGAAACATCCAGTCGACGCCATCGTTATTGCCATTGAATTGTTGATTGAGCAAGGGGTGGCCAACTGATGAACACCTGGACCCCATACCGAACCCTAAGCGACAGCGAACTGATCGAAAAAGCCCACACCGAATTTGATTCGCTCACGGGAACCGACCTTGAGCGCGAACTGATTCAGCGTTTAGAAAACCTCATGTCATGGAGATTCGCAGTAGATGTTCTTGAAAAACATTACGGCGATGTGGACGCAGACATTCTGGTTGACGTGGAAGAAAAACTAAAACGCGCCGAAGCGCTTGAAGAACTAGGTTCAATCGATCGATCGATTCATTGAAGTTCTAAAAAGCTACGACATCACGGGCGTGGAAGAACTCAACAACACCCTTTCTCAAATTCCTGATCTCGCAAAAATCAGCGAACCAAATTAAACCCTAACGAAGGAGAAACCCGCAATGTTCCCAGTAACCGTAACCATCAGTAATAACGCCCAGCTTCAAGCCGTACTGGCTGCTCTGAGCTTTATTCAGCCATCAGAACAATCCACTACCGCAGCGAAAACCGAAGCCCCAAAGGACAAGGCCACCACTGCCAAGAAACCGGAAGTAGCTGCGACTACCCAGCCTACTGCGGAGGCGGCGGTGGCCGATGTTCAAAGCGAGAAGGCCGACAACTCCGAGCAATCCGAGAAGGCCGAGGGTGAGAGTCCAGCGACTTACGAAGACGCATCCAAAGCCATCATCGCGCTGAGCAAAGCCAAAGGCCGCGACGCAGCCGTGGCAGTGCTTGAGAAGTTTGAAGCTGCCAACCTGAAAGCAGTCAAGCCCGAAGACTACGCCGCCGTGATTGTTGCCGCTACCAAGGCCTTGGAGGGTTAAGGCCATGGCAGCAAGAAAAACTAACTGGGCTAAATGCAAGGTATGGACCCCAACACTGACGATGGAACTGGAAGGGCCGCGAGTCGGATGTGTGGTTGAACTTTTTCGATTTCTGAGCTGCGATCAGCGTGAACTTGCGATCGATAAAATCAACACTGCTCACACTGCTCACGCTGACATGTTGAAGATTGAAGCAGAAAAAGCTGCAGCGGAGGCCAACAATGGCTGAACACGCCCGACTCTCACCATCTGGTGCGCACCGCTGGATGGCATGCCCTGGCAGCCTGGCACTTGAGGCCGACCTGCCCGACACATCCAGTGACTTCGCCGACGAAGGCACAGCCGCGCACTTTCTGGCATCCGAAGCGCTTGAGGCCAATCAGAACGCAGCCCACTATCTGGGTGAAACCATCTTTGTTTGGACCAACAAGAAGGCCGGTACCAGCGGAGTGTGTTGGGCCAAGGCTTACTTCGAAGAATTCGCAAACACCAAGATGTTTACGGTCGACGAAGACATGGCCAACTACGTGCAGTTGTACCTGGATGCGGTGCGCCAGTACGCCGACGGCAATGAATTGCTGATCGAACAACGCGTGGAATTTTCCGACGCGGTGGGCGTGCCCGACCAGTTCGGTACTAGCGATGTGGTGATTCTTACCGCCGACGGTAACGAGATTCAGGTGCACGACCTGAAGTATGGCCGTGGCGTGAAAGTTGACGCCGAGCACAACCAGCAACTGATGCTTTATGCAATCGGTGCGCTCAATGAATTCGGCATGATTGGCAACTTCCGTCGTGTGCGCATGGTGATTCACCAGCCCCGACTCGAGCACTTGAGCGAATGGGATTGCACGGTTGAGGAATTGGAACAGTTTGCAGTCCAAGCAAAGGACGCCGCCAGTTGGGCAATGAACTGCCTGACCTTGGGCGTTGATACCGACGACTTGGTACCAGGCGAAAAGCAGTGCCGTTTTTGCAAAGCCAAAGCCACCTGCCCCGCACTTACCCAGCACGTGCTCACCACCGTGGCCGACGATTTTGTGGACCTTACCAAACCAGTGGCCGACCAACTGGACGGCGTAAAAGAGCGCATCGCTAACTCGGACAACCTACACGTGGCCAACTGCCTGGCAGCGGTGGACTTGATCGAATCCTGGTGCAAGGCAGTGCGCGCCAAGGCTGAAAGCGAACTGCTGGCCGGTCGCGAAGTGCCCGGTTACAAACTGGTTCAAGGTCGCCGTGGTCACCGCGCATGGACCAACACAACTGAAGTTGAACAAACGCTGAAGTCGATGCGCTTGAAGCTTGAGGAAATGTACGACTTGAAACTGATCAGCCCGACTACCGCTGAGAAGTTGCACAAGGCCGGGACCATTGGCCCACGCCAGTGGCCCAAGTTGCAGGACTTTATTACTCAGCCCGAAGGCTCGCCAAGTGTAGCCCCCGCCGATGACAAGCGCCCCGCCCTGGTCATGACCGCAGTCGAAGACGACTTCGAAGACGTCACCAGCGACGAGAACGTGGAGGACCTGGTTTGAACAGCGAGGAAATCCAAACCCCAACAGCATTGCCCGCTGAAGCAGTTGCTCAACTTCAGCGGGCAGCACTAACCCCTATCCCGGCCGACGATCCGCTGGCACGTGTGAAGGCAATCGAGCAAGTAACCAAGCGGATCAAACGTGAACACCCTGAGCTTTTTAAGGAGCCTGAAAACCATGAAGATCAAACTTGAAAATGTACGCCTTTCTTTCCCGGCACTGTTTAAAGCCGAAGCTTTTAAACCGGGCGACCCTTTGAAATACAAGGCCACTTTCCTTGTTCCTAAAGACAGTCCTTTGGTTGAAAAAATCGAGAAAGCGGCAATTGAAGCACTCAACACCAAATTTCCCGGAAAGGGAGAACTGGTGCGCAAACAAATCGCGGGCAATAACAACAAATGCTGCATTCAAGACGGCGATCTAACTGAATACGACGGCTACCCGGGCTGTATCGCAATTTCAGCAAAAAGCACAGCTCGCCCACTTGTGATTAACACAGACAAAAGTCATCTTGTTGAGCAGGACGGTAAGCCTTATGCCGGCTGTTACGTCAACGCGAGCATCGAGTTTTTTGGCTATGACCAACAAGGCAAAGGTCTCAGCGCCAGCCTGAGAGGCGTGCAATTTCTCTGCGACGGCGATTCATTCGCTGGTGGTGGTCCTGCCAGCGAAGACGAGTTCGACGACATTGCCGAAGGCGCTACCGCCGACGATTTGGTGTGAGGTGACACGTGGACAACCAACACCGCCAAATCAAAGGTTATCGCGAACTTTCTCAGGCCGAGATCGACTTGATGAACGAGATCAAAACCAAAGGCGCAGAACTGGGCGAGCTTGTTGCCAAGCTGCGAGCAACCGAAGGTCTGGACCAACGCTGGATAAGCATTGGTGCAACAGATTTTCAAACTGGCCTCATGGCGCTAACTCGCGGCGTGGCTCAGCCCACTTTCTTTTAACTGTTGTCTCCGGGGTGGGCAGCAATGTAATGGGGGTTGCCCACCCTGTTTTACCTGGTCCGAGTGGCCAGGGCTTTTTGGTGGTTGGGTTGTGCGGTGTTGATGGAAACAGCAGTCTTTGCGGGAACGTCAGCCCGAGTTCAAAGACTGAGTGGCGCCCAGGTTTTGACGAACCGACAAGCGGTAGCCATAGCCGGTATATCAAGCCCGGCCACAGACCAACCACCAAAAAGCGGGAACTACGTAATTCCAAGCTGCCTTTGCCAGGTGGCGAACAGGTCGAAATTGCTACGCGAAGCAGGCCCGCTTGAATACGTACTGTTTGGCGGTGCAAAAACCGTGACGTAGTTCGTAAGCATTGAACTCGGAAATTTCGACAACGGCAAATGACAAAGAACGAGACGACAAATATGGAACAGTGGAAAGACATATCGGGCTTCGAAAGCCGCTACCAAGTAAGCAATGAAGGTCGTGTGAAGTCCGTACCTTTCATGCAGCGCTACCTGTTGCGCACCGGCGCGGAAGCTTTTCGACAAACCAAAGAGCGCGTACTGGCTCAGCAAACGATCAATAGCGGCTACTTAATTGTCCACCTCCACCTAAACCATAAGCGCACAGCAGCGACCGTTCACTCGCTGGTGGCAAAAGCCTTCGTGCCTGGTACCGGCGAAACGGTCAACCATTTGAATGGCAATAAGACCGACAACCGCGCAGCAAACCTTGAGTGGGCCAGCTACACCGAGAACCATCTGCTTGCTTGTTCAGCATGGTCTGAACAAGCAAGCAGTGAAGGTGGTGCACCCAATCACGGGCGAGTGCTTTCCGTCGATCAACCAGGCTGCGCGGGCTTGCAAGATCAAGCACACCAAAGCTGCAAAATGGGTGCGCGCATGACTATGTTGTGGTGCGACCTTGAAACCTACAGCACAGTGCCGATCAATTGCGGCACTCACCGCTACGCTGAAGAAGCCGAAGTTATGCTGTGGGCCTATGCTATTGATGATGGCCCTATCCACGTGTGGGACGTGACAACCGGCAGCCCGATGCCATCCGACTTGCAAGCCTGTTTGGATGATGACGACTGCACGACCGTTTGGCACAACGGCGCGATGTTCGACCTGGTTGTGTTGTCGCATGCTATGGGCATCCACATCCCACTGACCAGGGTGCACGACACGCTGGTACAGGCCCTATCGCATTCACTTCCCGGCAGCTTGGGGGATCTGTGCGAGATCCTGCGCGTACCCACTGATAAAGCAAAAGACAAAGCTGTCAAGCAGCTTGTTCAGCTTTTTTGCAAACCACGTGCAGCGACATCCAAAATCAATCGAGCCACTAGGCTGACGCACCCAGTCGAGTGGACGCAGTTCGTCAGCTACGCAGGCTCAGATGTTGAAGCAATGCGGGCCG